AAATGTCAAGTAAAATCCAAATTTTAACAAAAAATTAACAAATATTTTTAATTATCTAGTTCTTTTGTTTTTTGGTCCACTACCTGTAATTTTACCACCACTTGAAGTTTCTTCCGTTGTTTTATGTACTTTTGCTGTTAATTCTCTCATTAATCGTGGGTCATTGAATAATGTATTCCAAAATTCTGTACCCGAAGGGGCTTTAACATCAACAACCATTTTCATATCATCAAATTTATGATTAATTTCACTTGGCATTGAATTTTTTGAAATTTCTTGTGCTAATTTACCATTACCACTGGTACTTGTACCAGCAATTGTCATAGCATCATTAACTTTAATAAAGTTATCATTTGGATGAAACATAATACCATCATTCATCTTATTGAATTTATTCAAATTAACATTGTTTTCACCAGATACAAATCTAGCATTACGGTTTTCATCACCGTAAATAGCATCACCAACACCTTCACCAATAGAATCACCTAGAGCACCACCAGCAAGACCACCTATTAAACCACCTATTAATGTCCCAACAACTGGTAATATAGCTGTACCTATTGCAGCACCAGCTGCCGCACCACCCCAGCCACCTAAACCAGCACCAGCGCCTCTAGATAATGTTCTACCAACATTTTCACCAGTACCCATACCCATTGCGGAATTTTCAGAATATTCACTATAACCAGCAATACCAGCTGACAATAAACCAGCACTAGCGCCACCAAAACTTCTTAAACCACCACGTAATGACGGACCGCCAGCTTGACCAAAAAACCTAGCGCCTAATTGAGTACCAGCACCAGGTAACCCACTAGTACCACCAGTACCTCCAGGTCCTCCTCCCATACCAGCAACAGACCTAAATCCTAAGCCCAAACTAACGCCGTTAGCGAACCATAATGCTGCTTTACCTAGTAGACCACCAAATAATGCAACACCACCCACTAGAGCGGCTGTAATAGGGTTATTTTTAACGAAATCAACTAGTAACGGAACTAACTCAAGAACACCACTAACAAATCCTCTTAAGGTATCATAGAATCCTTCAGCTGACCATTTTTTAGATAGTTCTTGTATAGGTCCACCTAGAAACTCTTTTAAATCTTTTGCAAAAGGTAATAATAATTGTTTAAACTGTAATAATAAATCACCTAATACTTCATCAAATGTTCTTGCTTCTTCAGCTCTTTTATCTAAAGTTTCTTTTTCTTTTCGTATTCTATCTAAATCTGTAGCTCTTAAATCATTAACTAGTTTATCTTGACCATCAATATTGATAACCCATTTACCTTTCTTTTCATCGAATTTACTCATACTCTCAATGATTTCAACATCATCTTTTGAGAATCGACCACTTGTGTTTTTTCTAATCTCTTGTATTCTAGCTTCAGCAGCTGCCATTTCTTGAAGTTTTTCAACACTAAGTCCTGTAATGTTTGCTATTTCCCTCATTCTGTCAGCGGCAAGACCATTCTTAATTTGGAACTCTCCGTTTTCTTTATTAAATTCAACAAATTCAGCAGATGCTTTACCAATATCTTTAGCAAAAGCATCCATATCGTTTCTTGCTTTAAACATTAATTGCATAGGGTCACCCAATGCTGCAAAATTACCACCCATTGTTGTTAACTGAGCAGCCATTTCTATTGCACCTTCTGGTCTAAATACTTTCTCAGCTAGACCAGCAATACCTTCCATGTCAAGTTTTAACTTAACTGCTTCAGTAGCTAACTTAGCCAAGCCTTCTATACCGTTCTTAAAACTAAATCTTTGAGCTAATTTTAAATTTGATTGTAATGATTTAACAGCTGCCGCACCATTAATACCCATTTTTGCAGCAAGGTTCATGGTATCCTCAACAATAGTAGAAGTTCTTTCAGCTGACACATTAAAGTTATCCATAGCACCAGCCATTTCAACTGCAAACTCTTTACCCAAACCAGTACCTTCAGCCAATTTAGCCATAGCTTTATAACCATCTTCAGTCAACATAACCGACCTACCGATAGCTTCACTATAACCACGTTGCATTATTGCCAAATCCTTAACACCAACACCCCACATGGTTGTTGATTCTGCGGCTTTGGTAATTGAATTATACATCATGTTATAAGTTCCCTTACCACCAGCCATACTTCTTACAGCATTACGGATTTCTTTGTCCATCTCAAAGATTCCAGTACCTTTTAACATACCGAAACCTTTCTTAATCAGACCAGGTGTTAACATTAAAGATGAAACAATACCTTTGAAACCTAAAGACATTTTATTAACTGAAGCAACTTGTTTTGTTAATTCTTCAGTTTGTTTTTTAATGTACCCTAATTCAGCTTCAGTAATTGCAACCGATTGTTTTTTTGCCTCTATTAATTTTTTTAATTCCTTATTTTGGCTTCTTAGATTCTTAATCTCATCAGAAGATAAAGAAACACCAGCACGTCTAAGCCTAGCGATTTCAAGTTCATTTTTTTTCTTTTTATCTTCTAAATCACCTTGTTCTTCTTTTAATTTGTTTATTTTTTGCTCAACGTGAACTATATTTTTTTGTAACTCACCTAATTCTCTTACAGCTTTTAAATAATCTTTAACACTAGAATTTAATTTTTCTTGTAGTGCAGCAGATTCTCTTTGAGCTTTTTTCCACTCTTCAAATTTATTTTTATCAAATTCGTACTTAGCCATAATAATTAATAAAGGTTAGTTATTTTCATTGTTCTGTTTTCTTCATAATTATCTGAATTAACAATTATTGTAACTCTATAATCATTAGAATCACCCATTTTTGAATTAATTTTAATAACATATCCCTCTCCCCTCAAATATGGTCGTTGCTCACCACTTGTTGAGGTTTGTTTAAATGCTTTTAAAATATAAGTTTTAAGAATATCAATCTCAACATCTGCATGTTTAAAACTCCTATCTTGTATTTTTATTTCGTATAATTGTCCAGTTTTAAATTTTTCTGATAATTTTTTAACATCCTTAACTGAAGTATTATCTGAATATATAGAATTAAAATATTTGCCTAATATTTTTCTAGCAGTTAATATACCTTTACCTTTACCACCCAATAAACTTTGTAAAAAATTTGGTTTTTTATAAAATGCTTGTTGTAATGTTGGGTCATTAATTACCAAATCAGTAATATCCTCAACACTCATATTATCAATATCTGGTTTATTTTTTTTCTTCTTTTCTTTCTTTTTATTGTTTGGTGCAGTAACCATATTAATATCTTTAATATATTTAACGGTTATAGCTTTTTCACTACCCTTTCCTTCTCCACCCAATAATGATTTAAATGTTATATTATAATAAACCATTGTTTCATCGGTCTTATCATTATAATATTCAAACTTTTTAATATTGTTTGCATTAATATCTAATCTGATTTGAGCATCAACCAAATCTCTATAATTTGCTGCTGACCCCATAAGACCCTGTGGCATAACTTCAAATGTTAAACTACCACCTTGATTTGTAATTAAATCAGTCCATATTGAACCACCATCCATTAAATAGAAATTATATTTTGAACCTTCTTTAAATGAATTAAAATCAGTTAATAAATCATTTATTTCACCAGCATCTGTAACTGGTTCATAATTTTTAAGAGTTTCTTTTTGTTTTGTTTCAGTTTTATCTATATCAATATCAACACCATCTAAATACAATTCATTTACGGTTTTAAATGTAACTTGTTTCCATGATTGAATTGGAAATTTTTTTAATACTTCTTTTAATCTTTTTGAATCATCTTTTTCACTTCTTAAATCTGCTGGTGTATTAACTCGCTTCATTGTTATTGAATCTTTATTCAATGCACCCAAATCCATAAAAAAGAAATCATTAATATAAATGCTACCCTTCATTAATGATTTTAAAATTAATTGACCGTTATCATTCGATAATATTGAAAACAATAATTCGTTTCCATTTTTATCAACAACTTTTAATTCATCACCAGGTTTAACTTTTTTAACTTCATCTTGATATCTAGCTTCAGTTAATAAATTGTATAAAATGTCTAATTGTATTTCGTTTACAAAAATTTTCATATTATGATATAGATTTCTATTAATAAATATCTAAATCAAAGAAAAATACCCAACTTATTGGTTGGGTATCTCTCCAGATTTTAATTTGGCTTTTAATTGGTCTCCAGAAACTCTAGTTGTTCTGGAACCATTCTTATTTTTTAATTTTTCATTTTCCTCCTCAATCATTTCTGATTTCTTGGTGTTTTCGTTTAATAACAGCGATAAATAACTTCTTCTCTCATAAACTGACATATTTAAAACATCTGAGTAACTTAAACCAATGTGTTTGACACAATAGTAAATCTCCTCATGCAAATAGGTCTTATAGTTCAAAGTCAGGCCAAAAAAACTTGAGCGTAAAGGGAAGAAATCGAGTTACGGACCCTCCCCCAGGGGTCCCAAAAGTAATGTTCATTTCAACACCACAATTTACGGATTCGATATATGCTTTCAATTTCTTACTGTCCATTATTCTCATATTCTCAACAAAATCAGAAATATAGTTTTTATCTCTATACCCATCAACTTCAACAATTTGATTTTCCAATAATAATGTATTTTCAACATTAATCAAATTATTTTCTTCTTTTAAGAATTGAGCTAACTTTTCTAATTCATCAATTTCACCAAGATTCAATAATTTAAACTTAACCACTGATTTAGATACAGGTAATGTAAATGCAAACAACCCTTCATTATCTGGTTCAACTGGTAATTTTTTAACTTTTAATCTACTTAAATCAACCTCAGTCTCAAATGGTACATTATTTTCATCCAATACAGTTACTGGATAAATTTCACCATAACCAGTTGACCTCAACCAAATCATGATTGCATCTCTATCACCAGGTAATAAATCTTTATATCTTAAATCTGGTTCTAATAATTTTCTGTTTATTAATATTTCTAAGAAATCACCACTTTCTAATAAATTTGGTGATGTTAAAATATTTTCATCAGCAGCAGTTAAAAAAGATAATTTAACTCTACCTTTTTTATTTCTATATAGTTTACCATCACTAGGTAATGGAACAATATCATAAGGTTGATTCATTTGAGGTTGGCTAATTTCATACAACATATGGTCATTCCTAGTAGACTCAACCTTTTTTGTTTCTTGTAATGGGCTATTAACCATTGATGGTTGAACTTGTTGATTTAACAATTCATTTTGTCTTTCCATTTCAGCTTGTTTTAAAGCCTCATCTCGTAATCTTAATTGTTCAGCTGTTCTTCTTGCCATTTCTTCAGCAGCAGCAGCTTCACCTGGTAAAATCTGTCCTTGCATTATTGCTTCTTCTTGCTTTCTTGCAATATCTTCACCAGTTTGATTTGCAGCAGCCATTTGTTCTGGTGTTGGAAACACCCTAGGTCTATTATTATCCATATTAAAACTTATTATGTTATTTTATTCTAACTTCAAAAATAAATATACCATAACAAATTTTTTTGTAAATAAGATAAAATAAAAAAACCACCATTAAGGTGGTTTATTTTTTTTATTTTTTGTAGTACATAGTTGGTACTTCGTTTTTATTAAGTCTAAATCTAAATGACTTACACATGTCTTCAAAAGTTTTAGCAACTTGTAAAGCTTCTCTAGTTCTAGGTTTATTATAATTAGTTTGTATTGTTTTATAATATGAATAATCTATTGAGTCACCTTGTAATTCACCTTTAAATATGCAAGTAGTATCATTATATTTAAACATTATTTGACCAGATTCATAATTATCTCTATCACCAGAAATTAATGGGTCATAAAAACCACCAGATGTGGACGGGTTAGTTTTATTAACAAATCTAACAATAACATCTGAAAATGCTGGTTTTATTTCAAAATCAACATTAGCTAAAGCTTTATCTCTATATTGTTTAAAATTATTAACAAATGTATTTATATCTTGATTGTTTAATAATTCTTCGTATTGTCTATTTGGGTTTAAAAATCTATTTTCATCAATAGGGTTAATAGGTTTATCTGCTTTTTTTATAAGAGTTAGACTAACATTCATAACAGGTACTTTTTGACCTCTATTATTACCACTAGTTAATTCAACAGTATAAAAAAACCGATTACTATCATGTTTAATATGTTTATCATGTAACCTACCAATTACCACACCATATTGGTCACTAGGATTTTCTCTATAATCTTTAAAAGTTACTACATCACCAGCATTAAATGTTTTTATATCATCAATATTTTCATTAATTAAATCCTTTGATTTCAAATATCTTTGTTCAGCTAATAAATTAGCTCTTTCAATGTTTAATTTTTTATCAAATCTTCTCATTTTGTTTTTATTAATAAATATTTTGATTAAAATAAAAAAACCTATATTGCTATAGGTTTTCTTCATATTGTTTTAATAGTTCGTGATTTTTATCAATCAATCGTAACTTCTTAACTAGGTTACGCCTATTTCTTTTAGGTTTACCTTCTTTTCTAGCCTTAGCCATATGTTAGAACAATAATATAGCTCTATCGAATCTTAAATCCGCAGTTATATCAGCAATAGCATCGTCATCCATCGCTAAGTCACCAAAGTTAACGTTTGTCAACATTGTACCTTGTAATTGCCATTTTTCAATAACAACCCCAGTTGGGTCCAACATCTCTAATTCAACATCTTTTTTATAACCAGCAGCATAACCTTGTCTACCTGTGATTGATTCTGATTGTAAACGAACCCATTCCATAATAGCTTGTGCCGCTGAAGGACCAATAGGGTCTCTAAATGTTACACTTATAGACTCCCAAGTAAACCTACCAACAACCCAAGTTGAAGTATTAAGAAATGGTATTTCAACTTCATTTTGTGTGATTGAAGGTCTTGATGCTGACGCTAACCACCATTCTTGTATACCCAAATCAGCTGGAAACCTTAGAAGCCATCTATTCTTCTTTTTTGGTTCATAAGGTGTGGGCATTTTCATTAATAAATCAGCCATATTGTTCTATTTTTAATTTCTTTTATTTGTTATCTTTATTATTAAATATTTGATATTTTATTTTTTTAAAAAAAAGGGGTGGGTTACACCCCAATTTTTTTATTAAATATCATCAAATGATGCACCAGTAGGCATTACGTTAAACTCAACACAGATAAATTCTAAAGCTCTAGTTGGTTTTAAGAATATTCTACCACATAACTCATTTCTATCAATTGATTCTGGAGTTACATCAAGAACAACTCTAAAGTCTGTTAAACCTCTTTCAGCTCTAATGTTATCTAATATTGGGTTAACTAAGCTTAAGAACTGGTTTCTAACAACATCATCGTTTTGTTCGAATAGTAATCTAATTGCAACAGAAGAAATAAGTTTTCTAGCTTGTAACAATAGTCTTCTAACGTTGATTCTGTCAAGAGCACTTTCTTTAACTTGTAATGTTTTATTACCCCAAATTTTTATACCTTCAGATGCGAATGTTGCAATCGGGTTAATTCTATTTTCGTATAATGTATCTCTTTCACCTAATGTTAATTTAACTCTCGCTTTGATTGCATCAACATCACCTCTTTGAACACCAGCTACAGCGAACCAAGGGAATGCGATGTTATCAGTTAATGCGATGTTTCTAACAACATCTCTTGTAGGTGGTACATAAATGTACACATTATTCTCAGCATCGTTAATCTGAATCCAAGGCCAGTATGTACAAGTATAGTTACTATCAAACTCAGCGTATAATTGGTCAGCAACAT